TTGTGCAATAACCACCATAGGTAAAACGTTAGCTTACAATTTTTTTAATCCATGCCTATATAGCATTAATTATAGACTTTATGCCTAACTCTAATTCCAGAGAAAATTCTGTACTAGATTGCTCGCCCACGTTTTCAAAGCGAACAATCTACTTTTTGAATGAAGTTTTTAATTTCATTTTATCAAATTTTAATTGTTCCTAGCAATATTGCTAGTATGACAAAAGTAGTTATAAATAATAAAATATAAAAGTTTATGGCAAAAATTTATGTAGCAAGTAGTTGGAGAAATGTATTCCAACAAGATGTTGTAGATATTCTCCGTGATTTAGGACATGAGGTCTATGATTTTAAGAATCCCCCACATGGGAATGGTGGTTTCCAATGGTCTGATATAGACCCTGATTGGCAGAACTGGACAACAGAGCAATATCGAGAAGCACTTAATCACCCAATTGCACAGAAAGGTTTTGATTCAGATTTCAACGGTATGCAGTGGGCTGATGTCTGCGTTATGGTTCTTCCTTGTGGTCGGTCTGCTAACACAGAAGCGGGCTGGATGAAAGGTGCAGGTAAAAAGGTGATGGTTTATTCTCCGAAAAAAGAAGAACCGGAACTTATGTATAAGATATACGATTTTGTGAGTGATAGCATATTTCGTATCAATGATGAGATAATTGGAGTATAATGAATAAAAATGAGTGATTCTGATAAAGCAATAAACGTTCCTCTTTGGGAACTAAGAGAAATAGCCGATACACTTCGAATGGTAGCCAATGCTCTGGAATCTCCTAAAAGAGAATCGTGTTTAGATAGAAATGTTATGCGTTCATGGAACCATGCAGTTGATTTGATAAATGGGCACTCTACATCTATCAACGAAAGTATTAGCTATTATAGTGAAGTGGGGCAAATGCCGAGTATTAACGTATAACTAGTCGAGATATGAATACTATGACACGGAAAGAATGCTTAGATAAAATTCAAGAAGTAGTTGACAATTTAGATACGCTTCTTACTGTAATAAAATCACCTTCTAAAACAACAGTTGGTTGGGATTGTGAAGTGTACGAAGATGAAGCAAAGAATCTTACAAATGCGTTAAATGATTTGCGTGTTAATTACGGCAATGAGACAAGGACAGAGTTTAGCGAAGGATTAAATAACGAAAAAAAGAAGAAAGGAATAAAAGAATGATATTTAATAAACAACTTACGGAAAACATCACCCTCCTTTACGGAGAGCTGAATAATTGGAAATATGATGAAAATGATGTTCAGTATCCAATAATGTACTATCTCGTTTTTAAGTTTTATAGTTATGAGTATGAAGGTTATTTCTCTCATAAACGATTACAGGACGATGATTCTGAACCAGTATCCTTATCAGGTAATACTGAGTTGTTCGATAGTTTCAACAAGAAGTTGGAAGATGGTGATTTTTTAGAAGAAATCAAACAAGCCTGTGCAGATATTTGGGAAGATGAGAAAGATATTGATTAATGCAAAATCAGATACCAGAGCTATGTACACAGCAGAAGTTTTTGAAAAGGCAATGAATTCTTGTGGATACATCCTTGATCGCATCATTCATACAAAAGATTCACGTAATGTTCTAAAAGTAGAAGGAAGAATAAATATACCGAAAAGGATTACTATTTCTGGAGAACGAAAAATCATTATTTGTCAAAAGAAATTCCGATGGGATGATGCAGGGCGTTGTTTTTCCTTCCGTTCTCACATTCGAAAGCGTAATTTTGATTTGCCAATCAATACGATATTGGAATATCAAAAGCAAAGAGAAATTGAATCACAGATGTAGGATCTTAATAATAAAGGGGTGATGGAAGTAAGTTTGAAAAGATATAAATTAATCACAATGGACTGGATAGATGAATATATCGAAAAACTAGGATTGGAGGGATACTGTGATTTTGAAAACCGGGTAAATAAGGCATTGGATCAATTGCGTCCTGGTAAATGCTATGATATAGCAACAGATGTGAAAGAAGAGGATCAGGAATTGTTTATTAAGATTTGTTGCTGCTATATCAACCAACACCCCGAATATGAGATGAGCGATGATTATTGTCGAATTTATAATAGATCAGATAGATTATGAATAATGGCAGATGGACCCCGGAAGAGGAACAATATGTTCGGGAAAATGCCGGGAAAAAGACTTTTACGGAATTGGCAGAACATATTGGCCGATCGGAATTAGCAGTACAACTGTTTCTACATAGAAAGAAGATTGTGATCGGGAAAACTGTGAAACGGAATTTGGTACAGGAGATTCTCCGTATTAAATTTCGTCATCCCGAGAACTTCATGCCGAACCGTAGTTTTTACAAAGAAGTGAATATTAACCAGATGCGATTTTGGGATATATATTTTGGTCGTAAACAAGTCACACAAGAAGAATACATCGCTCTCTCTGAATATTTCGGACTTACGCTTCAGGAAGCATTTGAAGCACGCCAATTAAATATATTTGATGAAATATGATTAGTAAACAAGATATTGACCGGATAAAATCAGCACTGAATATTGTTGATGTCATTGGTGAATTCGTATCACTTAGGAAAGCGGGTTCCAGCTACATAGGCATTTGCCCTTTCCATTCTGACAGTCATCCTTCAATGACTGTTAGCCCATCTAGACAAATTTACAAGTGCTTTGTCTGTGGAGCTGGAGGAGATGTGATACAATTTATCCAGGAACACGAAAATATGTCATTTGCCGAAGCTATTACGTGGTGCGCTAAAAAAACCGGTATAGAGATTCAGAATAAGGAATTGACGGAAGAGGAAACAAAAAAATACCAGGAACTAGAGTCCATGCGAATAGCATTAAGAGGAACAACCGTCTTTTTTCAAAAGTATCTTCCTGAAGTGCAAAAATACCTTGATGAACGAGGTTTCCGGTTAACGGATAAAGTTATCTCATCATTTGCAATCGGCTATGCTCCTGAAGGTAATTTGGCTGCCAAACAGATGCCTTTGGCTGGATTTTCAGAATCTTTACTGCTAAAAGTTGGAGTTTTGAGCACAACAGACAATGGAAAGATTTATGATGTATTCCGGGATAGGGTTATGTTCCCATTCATAGACTTGAATGGAAATGTAACAGGTTTTTCAGGTCGTATAGTAACAGCGAAAGAACATACTCCTAAATATGCTAATACCGGTGATACACCTGTATTTAAGAAAGGCACACAACTTTTTGGTCTTTACCAAGCCCGGAGAGCTATTGGCCGGATAAATAATGTATATTTAGTAGAAGGGCAATTTGATGTGCTTTCCATGCATGCTGCTGGTGTCGAAAATACAATCGCCGGTTCTGGAACTGCACTAACTCCGGATCAAGTAAAACTTCTATCTCGGTTCTCACAAACTATTACGTTAGTTTATGATGCGGACGCTGCCGGTTTAAAAGCTTCACTTAAAAATTGTGAACTTCTACTTCGAAATGGTCTCTCCGTGAAATGTATTATACTCCCGGACGGTAAGGATCCGGACGACATAGCACGTCAGGAGAAAGAAAATACAGCTAAATGGATGACTAATCATACCATAGATTTTGTCTCTTATTTCGCAGAAGTTTTACCCTCTAATTCTTTGGATCCGGAGGAAAATGAACAAACGATCAATACGATTTGCAATCTTATATCTTATGTATCTTCCGCAACATTAAGGCTCAATTATATTAGAATTCTAGCGGATAAACTCTCCATTACAACCGAGCTTCTTGAAAGAAAGATAAGAGATATCTTGAGGAATGTAAAAGATGCTCCTAAACAAGAGGAAATGAAGCCTGGAATTTATGGGCTTGATTTACTTCAGGAAGTAAGGAGAGAAGGAGAGTCTTGTACATTAACAAGTGATTTTGACCAGTTCATAAGGATGTATGGCGATACGCCGGTACTTTATATTCATGGCATTCCTTCCTCTACGGATATACAAAAAGTTAGAAAAGTATGCACCTTTTTTACTACGGATTGTGATAATCTTAAAGTTAACGGTGATGGTGATGAATCCGATTATTTAGAGTCTCTGGCTACCTTTTTTCGTGCCGGCATAACTAATATTACAGTAATTGTTCCTGCAACCGATCAGGAGCAAGAACAAAATGAAGATGAAGAATATGAATTTGAGCAAGAGAATCAAAGAAAGGATATCAGTTGGATTTTCATAAAATATTATATTAAGATTCATAGAGATTTCTTTATCACTTATCAAGGGGATAAAACCCCATTCATTGAACGCTGTGCAGACCTTATTAGTTACGCCGACGATTCTGTACGTGTTGTTAACTATAAATACTTCCATGATTCATTAGGGCTGACGAAAGGAGCTATGACGGATATCCTTAAACCTTATCTCGGCAAAAGGAAGTCACGCATGGCCATCAATGCGCAACGGACTGATGATGATGGTGAAGACTATGATCCCAATGTCTTACCCACTTATGTAACAGAAAATCCATCTTACAATGAAATGCACACGCAGTGTGGCTTTTATCCAAAATTGAACAAGGACGGTGAACCTGTCTGTTATATGTTCAAGAATAATAATAATTCCGGTTATAGCCTCATTGGTGATTTTTTCATGACTCCTTTATTACATATTTATTCGGATGATGACGAAGCCAACAAACGTGTGCTCAAGATAAATAGACGATATTACAAAACTCCATTATATATCGAAGTTCCTTCGAAAGCCCTATTGAAAAAATCAACCATAGAAGAAAAACTAATCAATCTGGAGGCGGTCAACTTTACCAATGGGGAAGAAAAGCATTGGACTAAAATAAAAGAATATATGAGTAGAAATTTTATCACATGTACAGAAGTACAAACTTATGGGAATCAACAAATGGATGGAACTTCAAGGCGGGAAGACAATATGTTTTATGCCTTTTCCAATGGTATATTCCATGTCGTGGATGGCTTGCCTAAATTCGATCCGGTAAATGAACTCGGAGTGGTGATGCACAACAACCGTAATTATTACCTGCCGGCATTCTCAACTATCTATGCCGGATCTGGGCGTCAGTCTGATAAATACGAACTGATATCGCAGCTTGTTTATAAGGATATCCCGAAGGAAAAGCAATGCTCTTTCGAACAATGGGCAGAGCTGATGGATCAAGTATATAAGATAAATGATAACGGAAAGTGGGCTATTCTCTTTACCATTATGTGTGCTTTCCGAAGTAATATTCATTGTATTGACCGATTATTTACAGCTCCTTTTTTCATGGGACCTATGTCCTCTGGGAAAACGCAGATAGCGATATCCATCCGTTCCATGTTTGTTTCACCCAAATATCCCATCTTTAACCTGAATATTGGTACGGATGCTGCCATGTCCACGCTGATGAGTACATTCCGGGATATGCCGGTGGTATTGGATGAGTATAATAACAAAGATATATCAGATGCTAAATTTCAAGCACTCAAGGGGATTGTTTATGATGGTGATGGTCGGCAAAAAAGGAAAGGAACTTCCGGTAAAGAGATAGAAAATGATAAGGTGTATGCACCGGTTATTCTTTGTGGCCAGGAAACCCCGCAGCGCGATGACAATGCACTTATGTCGCGTATTATTGTATGCGAAGTTCCCAAGCCTAAAAACCGTACTCCGGAGGAAGTCGAACTGTTTAATCGGCTCAAAGAAATTGAGGATCCGGATAAGATAGGACTTTCCAATGTTCTTTTTGAAATACTTAAACTCAGACCTCTGGTAATGGATCATTTTCGCAAACTCAAGCAGAATGCCTATGATGAATTAAAAGAAGCATTGGCTAATTCCGGAGAGATCGACCGTCTTATGAAGACTGCTTCTTTATTCCTGGCCACTTGTCGGCTGATTGAGGATTATACTTCTCTGAAATTACCATTTACTTATGATGAATTTTTCATTGTGGCCAGAGATAAGATTAAATTCCAAATCGAATTGATTAGCAAAACAGACAAGTTAGCAACCTTCTTCAAAGCTATGGACGTAATGATTGATACGAAAGCGGTACGTGAGGGGCGGGACTTCGCTATTGATACTCCGGACAAAGTCACGATTAAAATGCCCGGAGGTGAAAAGAAAGAGGTCGCTTTCCCTGCAGGAACACGCATCCTATTTTTACGCTTGAGTACAATTTATACGAACTTTGCACGCAGTTCTTTTAACAGCGAAGAATCGACTCAATCTACCATCGAGCAGAATTTACGCTCTCATCCGAGTTATATCGGTTTAATCCATGCCCGACGGTTTAATTGGTATGATGTCACTGAAGTACCTAGAGGGGGATTTGAAGAAGCAAAGATTGTTGATAATGGAATACAAGCCACGACCGATAATACAATGGTTCGGAAAATGGAAAAGAGAACTATGAATTCCAGCTGTATCGCTCTCAACTATGACATATTCCGTGAATTGTATGATATTGACTTACAACGTTCTGCTGACAATATTTCCTCTTTCGATCCGGATAATGAAAATGAGAAGCAGGAACTACCGTTTTAAGCAATATTTTTCTGAATGTACTCCTCTCTAGCTCACGCCGGTAGAGGAGTATTATTTATAAATATACGGACATTTTAAGAATTCAATGATAAACCGGTGTATTCTATTAACTATTTAAATCCCCCGTACCCCCTAGAATGAAAAAAAGAAAACATAGAAAGAGAAGTTTTGAAAAGAAAATATTTCAAAACACACGTCCAACTGTCCAACCGTCCAACAAAAAAATACTTTTTAAAATGTAAATGCCTGTAGTATAGTAGTATATGATTAATTTAGTAGTATATATATATACAACATTGTTGTTGTTTTGTAGGACGTTGTTGGACGTGTTGGATTTGCCTTTCTCTACAATCCAACAACTAGAAAAATGCTAAATCCAACAAAATGACTAAAAAAAGCCGTTTGTTGGATATGTTGGACGTCATCCAACACTATTTTTAAGTATATATATTTGTGTAACTAATTAATAATTAGTAACTTTAGTAGTATGATAAACGCTATGTTGGACGGTTGGACAGTTGGAAGCGAAAATGAATAAAACCATTTCAAAAATATTTTTTAATAAGAAAGCTATGATAACGACTAAAATTAATGTTACCCCGTATCTTGCCGAATATATAAAAAGCAAGTTTAATTGCTTGTCTGATGAACCTCTGAAAATTCCTGACGCAGAAGACTTGTATCATGTAATATGGAAACTAATGGTAAAACGTCCGGATGGAATAAGCCCTATCGATACTGGAAATCTGGCTATTATTTTACCGGAAAGACGTGTTGGAAAAGACCCGATGTATTATAACTATCTTAGCCCACGTTCACAAAATATAATAGAAAAATATATCAGTAGGCATTTTAATAATGAGCTTCACCAAATGCTTGAAGAGAATGAGCAAAATGGGCGTCCATTAAACAACATAGATGTCGTTCATCAATTTATGTGTGTGTATAATATTGATTCAATAACAGAAGATGCATTGTTAAAAAACTATTATCGGTGGCGTGATCTTGTTCGTCGGAAAGATCGTAGACGGGAGTATAAAAGAAGATATAAATAAAAAACAAGAAAAAATGGTCAAAATCACTCCGACCAAACTATATGTTTTGTCCCAAAAAGAGGATAAAAAGTCGTAAAATGTCGAACTTGTTAATTATCAACTAATTACCAATATATATGAATGAATTATCAATTATCTTCTCAGTCGTTCCTGTCGGAAATATGAGAAAAAGCAATTATCAGTTTGTAGCAGATCCATTTGAAATCAAAGCTACACCAGAATTATCCGATTCCGGTCTTGTGTTTAACTGCGACAATGAAATAGTAATAGAACTCCCTGATAAGAAAACATTAGAGGATTTTTCTTCGGGACAATCTGTGCTAATAAACTGCCAGGACTCGTCTGGTCGCAAATTCAAGATCGGTACTCAAAACATACCGGCGATTGCTTACATTGCTCCCAATTTGAATTCTGCAAAGCTGTTTATCAAGTGCAAAATGCTCTCTTCACCTCTTACAGTATAATATACCGTCCTTCACCTGCAGTCTTTTTCACTCTACTTTCGTGGAAAAGACCGCAGAATGAAAAGAAATTATCTTCGTAAGCTCTTACTCTCTCCGGAAAGCAGATTACTCATGACCTCAGATGCATATACTGAGGCTATGATGATTTGTTTTCCTCCATCGCTGTCCGGATCACAAATTCAGCCACAATCTTTTTGGGATGAAATTCCGAGTTATAAGGATGAAACAAAAAAGGCAATAAAGGCAATTGCGGATGACCTGAAGAAATACAGTGAAGTAGCAGCTATTCCTATTTCTGTTGAATACTCTTCAGATGAACTCCCTGAAGGTACGATCGCTTATCACCGTATTAAAGGTACAATACTTTCTGAATCGTATTATTGGTTCTCAACTAAACAATTTGAACAGGATCTTCTTACTGCCGAATCTAATCCGAACATTTCCGTTCATTTCGTCCATATCAATTCAGGAGGAGGAGAAGCCTGGTATCTTGACCGCCTAAGCGATACAATGCGCTCCCTTTCCAAACCTATATATGTGCTATTTGAGAAAATAGGAGGTTCGGCTGCATATTATATCGGTTGTCATGGCTCTACAGTCAATACTTTAACTAAGAATGACAGTATTGGATGCATAGGCACGATGGTTAGCTTCTATGATTTTGAAGGTTATTATAAAAAGCTGGGGATAAACAAAGTTGAGGAGTATGCTACGAAATCAGATCTGAAAAATAAAAAATATAAAGATCTTAAGGAAGGCCATCCGGAGCAATATATCAGGGAAGAGCTGGACCCTTTATGTGAACAGTTCATTTCGGAGGTCAAACTGTCACGTCCTGCGCTTTCCAAACTACCGGAAGATGATCCTGTTTTTCGTGGTGAAACATTCGATGCCATTACTGCCCAACAGAAAGGACTCGTTGACGGAATATCCACCATTTCTGAAGCTATCTCTGAAGCATACAATATCGGCCAGGAATGGCTCACCAAGCAAAAAACTCAGAGCCAAATTTTACAGTATTTATAATCATTAATTTAGTTAGTCATGAAAGAAAAATTAAAAAAGCAGCTGGCTGCTATCTTTTCAAAGTTAAAGTTGACAGAGAAAGCATCTGCCGGTGAAATGACACAGGAAGATTGGAATAATGTATTCGAATCTTACAAGAAAGAATTCGGAACAGATCTTCGTGCCGACATGCAAACGGCAGAACAGGAGAGGTTGCAAGCACTTGAAAGCCAGCAGTCTCAAATCTTGGATATTCTTAACGGAGGAGAAAATAGTGAGGAAACTCCTAAAGGTGATAATGAAAAACCGGATAGTGAGAATTCTGCAGACGATATCGTGAAGGGTATACAGGAACTTAAAAAGTCAAATGAGGAGTTAACCTCTAAAGTGAATAAGATGGCATCCAAGGCAATTCCGGATAGTCCTGTAGAAACATTGAACTCAGAAATTAAGGTGAATGGTCCCGGTACCAATAAAACCCATTTCCTGGGTATTGAAAGTGATATGTTTGCTTTGACTCATCGTTGGAACATGGTGGCCGTTAATCCGGCTTATGCAAGTTTGAATCCTGTTGATGAAGAAGAGGATGGGGTGAAATTCCGTTCTGCAGCAGTTAAGTTTGGTCGCTCTCTGGCAAACAGATATGCCTTTCTGAAGAATAACAATATGCTTGATCCTAAAAAACTGTCAGCTGGTGAGTTTGGCTTTGATACCTCCAAGCTTCCTGACGCTGGTTTAGGTGATCAGTATATGATCCGCCGTCAAGATGCATTGATTGCACGTATTCTTGAAATCCGAAATGTAACAGAATTCTTCCCGGTTCGCTATGGTATTCAGGATCGTGAGATGATTACCAATGCTTATTTCACCGAAGTAACCCAGGCTTATCAGAAGGGTGAGATTTGGAAAGGTGACATGAAACTTGAGCCGGAATTCGGTTATGTAGATGACGCAATGATTAAAGTGCTCTTTGGTACAATGAAAGAAATTGAGCGTCAGTACATCGGTTATTTGAATACGGATGGATCTGATCCTATTAAATGGTCGATGATTGAGTTTAACCTGTTGAATATCTACAAGAAGATGCAATATGAGCAGAATGAACGTCGTATCATGGGTATCTATGTGAAACCGGAATCGGGTGTTGCAGGAAGTTATCTGAATGCATCTACAGGTATTGTTTATACATTGGTCCGTTATTACCATGAAAACAAGATGTTGCTTCATGGTGATGATGCTTATCAAGATTATGATAACCAAACAATGTTAGAGGCCGTTCAGCAGTTTGTTGAAGATATTCAATCTACATTACCACAAAATCAGGTACTCAAGGATAAATTCCTCTATTTAAATGAGAACCATAAGTCATGGTGGAAAAAGAATATCCGTACCATTTATGGAAAGGATACGGATTTCAGCGGACCGGACAGTTATCTTAATGTTGTACCTGATACGGAAGTTCACATTAAATGGTTACCTAATATGGGACAATTGAAGCTCATGTTCATGCAGACTCCGGGTAACTTGATGTTCCTTGAATTCATTGCCGGTGAAATGTTTAACATCAAGATTAAGGATGACATGGAACTTGTCAAGGCATGGTCTACGTGGAAAGAAGGTACGGGTGCAAGTTTTGTTGGTCCTACATTCAAAAACAAGGCAGATCTCGTAGCCAATGCTTATGAGCTTCAGCAGATATTCATGAATAAACCATGCAAATCTTTAGCTGCGGATGATACAACTGTAACTACTGGTCTGAAAGAACCGTTCTGGTTTGTTACAGCAGAAAATACCAAGGCTACTGCTATTACCGATATTACCGGAGCCCGTGCGGGAGTTGCTTATATCATTGAATGCGGTTCTACAACCAATGCATCGACTATTGCCAAATCTGGAAAGTTTGATAGTATTACCGCCGCCTGGAATCCTACGGAACTTGGCGACTATATTATGGTAATCCTGAATTCAAAGAATAAATTCATAGAATTGGAGCGTTGTGTTGGTGGCGTTAGAGCTGTAAATAAGCTTTTGCAACCGAATGTTCCGGGAGCAAGATAGTTTTTCATAGGTTGTGTTTTTAAGGTTAGGGGGCGCACCATCGGCGTGCGCCTTTTATCAGAATCAATTAATTATTAACTCAAATATTATTTTTATGAAACCAAATGATTTAATTCGTTCTCTTCAAAAAGGCATGAAAGCTAGACATCGCCTTCAGTTGAAGTTTTTTCTTTCGTTAATGACTTTTTTTGCCATAATTTTTATTGTTGGTGCAATACTTGATCATGAATCTGCAGCATTTTGTATGACAGGTTTTGGAGGCGTGTCTACAGCAAGTATGATGGCAATAGGTTCTGTTGGTGATGTATCAGATAAGTTTACCTTTGGCAGCAATATTACTTATCAAGTTTATTTAATTGATATCAATCAGTTAGACAGGTCTAAAACTTTTCCGAAGCCCAATGCGAGTCGTCAGGTTTCAACTCTGCCTATGCTTAATGGAGAATATATGCAATATTTTGAAGCGCATGACTTCCCGACGTATGTAGGTAATGGAGAAAAAGGGGATATCACTTCTACCGGTACCAATACTTTTTCCATCATCATGGGAGGAATAAGGGACAAGCTGATGAATTTTGCTGAAGATCATATCGGAGGAAAATTTATTATACTGTTTAAGGAAATTGAAACCACCCAGTGGGAGATACTTGGTTCTGACGAACGGCCGATTATTCTGAAATCTTTTGAGGCAAAGAATGATAAAGACGGACGTTATATAACTTATACGTTTGAACGCAGTTCTGTAAATCAATACAACCATTATACTGGTAATATTATTACTGCTCCTCCTGCAGTTCATACGGCAGGTTCTACAGCTCTTGCCATTAAAGCTGGTCAGGATATTTATTCCATACCTGATGGAGCGTCCGCTACTTATGCAATAGCAACTGTATCGGGAGTTACGTCTTCAGACAAAGGACGTATTATCACTTTAAGGGGTACAGGAGCTGATAAGGCAGCTACTATCGCAGACAATACAACTTTCATATTGGAGGATTCTGCGACTTGGACTGCAAAAGCCGGCTCATCGATTACATTTAAAGTTTTCGATGCAAGTACGCTTGTAGAGGTATCACGTGTGCAAACAGCTTAATTTATAGCCATGTATAGTTTTAAAGAGAAAAATAAAATCTATAAGGATATGCAGAATTCAAACTTTGTTGAAGCAGATCTTGACCTGCTTCACAAAGTTTGGCCTTCGCATCCTCTTATTCCAAGAGCTAGGCGAAATCCTATCCGGTATGCGAATGAGGTGCTTTATGCTCTTTTGGATAAAGCTACGAGAGAAGATATCCGGCTTAATCGCCGGCAGTATGAACAAACTAAAGAGCTGAATGATGGAGACAATAATGCCGGGGGATCAGACACAATTCCCGAAGGAGGAGATAATAAATCCGATATCGCCAATGCAGGAGCAGACAATCCTTCCTCCGATGATGGAGACGATAACATCCATGTAGAGGATAAATCAGAGCTGGAGAAACAATTGGAAGAAGTCACTCAAGCACATGAGGAATCAGAACAACGTGTAATGGAAGCTGAAGAACGTGTGGAAGAGTTGGAAGCTGATAACGAGGAATTGCAGGAACAGCTAGAGGATGCAGCTCAGGCATGTGAAGATGCTCAAGCAGCTCTTGAGGAAGAAAAAAAAAGTCCGAAGCCATCCAAGCTCAAAACCGTAAGTTCCAAAAAGAGTCCGAATACCCGAACATCAAATGGAAAAAGCTCGAAGACAAAGACGTCCAAATAGCAACTATCATTTATAACGATCGTGTCAATACGTATCGCGAAATGAAGGTTCTAGATAAGGAACTCGACCAGAAACCAACTCCACAGAAGGTGAAAAAAATGGCAGAGTTACGCATCCGGAACCTTCTTGCTTTTTCCGAGTTGCAGAGTTACAACGATACCGGCAAGTGGAGATACAAACATCCCATCATTGCCCATCAGTCGGAACGTTCGCAATTGGAAGAATTACGTCGGACCAATCCACAGGAATTTCTAAGACAATACGCTGCCTGTCATGACAATATCAAACGTTATACAAGCTATCTCAAGAATCCATCTAGGGAAGTCCGACGGGAGAAAGATAGGATTAATCTCACTCGCCATAAGGAGCGCGAGATACTGTTCAAATCAATTTTAGAATCAACAAATAATAATTAAGATCATGGAAAAGCTAATAGAAGTATTTAATTTGGGTGGTTTGCCTACTGCCCCGCTGGATTCGTTCTTGGAGCTTCAGGAGGATTTCAAGAAGTCCGATCCTGATAAATTATCGAAACTGCAGATGCTCATCATAACTCGCGGTTTCAAGTATGCATTCAAAGCATGGAAAGATCCGGAGGGGAAACTCTGGATCATTGATGCCCATCAACGGCGTAAAGCACTCCTTGCATTACGGAAGTCAGGATTTGTAATTCCGGAGATTCCGTATGAACCGATATTCGCATCGGATAAAAAAGAGGCAGTGGAAGAGATCGCAGCGTATAATTCCGAGTTTGCAACCAAGAATCCGGATACACTCCTTTTTAAAAAGTACAATATTGATGCGGATACGCTTGAAAGGTTCAATCTCGGATTTGAAGTGAAAGCTATTGATTTCACTCCGAAACCACTCTTCGCTCAGGAATATGATTCATCCGATATAGAAGAAGATTCTGTTGACTTTACCATTCCTTCAGAAGATGAGAATGATAAACTATTTACTATTCCGGGTGATATATGGCTACTTGGGAATAACCGCCTAATGTGTGGAGATTGTCGTTCCAAATCTGATGTCACTGCGCTGATGAATGGTCAATACGCAGACCTGATCGTTACCGATCCACCCTACAACGTAGCTTATCAGGGAGCTACGGAAGATGAACTTACCATTCAGAATGACAGTATGGAAAATGATTTGTTTGCTACCTTCCTTCGCCAGGTATTTGCTGTCATGTTTTCTATTCTCAAGCCCGGAGGTTCATATTACATATTTCATGCTGACAGTGAAGGTGAGAACTTCCGTGCTTCCCTTCGGAAAGCCGGCTTTAAATTGGCTCAATGCTGTGTTTGGGTAAAGAATTCGATGGTAATGGGACGTCAGGATTATCAATGGAAACACGAACCTTGTTTGTATGGGTGGAAGCCGGGAGCAAGCCACTATTGGAATTCGGATCGAAAACAAACTACTGTCTGGAATTTTGATAAACCGCAACGAAACGCAATACATCCGACTATGAAGCCTATTGCACTGATGGCTTATCCTATATGCAATTCAAGTGTTTCAGGTCAGATTGTTGCAGACTTCTTCTCCGGTTCCGGATCTACCCTTATGGCATGTCAACAGACTGATCGTATTTGCTATGCAATGGAAATAGATCCACGTTATGTTACAGCTTCAATTTTGAGATACTGTGCGATGTTTCCTGCACAACCTATAAGGTTGATAAGAAATGGAAATCTATTGACGGTTGAAGAAACAGCTTCTATCATGAAACGTAATAATTTGAAAAAATGAAAGAAGAAATGATCTTGGATCCTGAAAAAAATACGCTTATCAGTGATGAGTATTTATCCCAAGTGCGCTCTTTCGGTGCGCTTGGGTATTCTCCTGAACGGATAGCCAACATTCTAGGCCTTTCCAAAAAAGAAAAGTTTGCCTTGTTATTGCGCATATCCATTCCCGGAGATACATATTTCCAGGCTTATACCAATGGAAAATCCATTGGCGAATATAATATTGATGCCGAACTAGCCAAGCAAGCGGAAAAAGGAGATGTAGCAGCCATTGAGACGCTTGAGCGAAGAAAGAATGATCGTATAGAACTTGATCTCCGGAAACAACTTCTCGGAGTATAACTTTATAATTATGACATACCTTGATCAAATAGACAAACTTCATCCGGATTTGATATCGGCTTTCCTCACATCCGGGCATTGTGACGGAATACCTGTAGAAATACAACTATTCCTCAAGCAGCTTCAATGGGCAGCGGAGGTATACGAGTATGAACGCAATATCAGCCGTGCTGCAAAGCAGCTCCAAACTAGGATATTGGCAATGCAAAAACTAACGATAGATGTACGTACTTGTAAAGCACGTATATATGCAGCTATCAGTTATTTCAATATTGATAACAACGTAAGCATCAAGGTATGGGAAAATAATTATGCTGATAAATATGAGGATCTTGCCAAACTAGCTGCGGTTCGTGGTGACTACAAAACAGTCGGCAACTGTTATCAGGCTGCATTGGAATGCCGACGTCGGGCAAGTGAGGCGGATCAGGCAGACAGGCAATGGGCTCCGGTATTCATCATAACTCCGAATCTTACCCCGGAAGATCTAGGTTATAAAAAGAAAAGTCTTAAGGAAATTGCCCGTAAATCCAATGAAGGATATTATATCAATCTGATTGAGAGTCTTCCGATCGAAAAGGAAGATAAAACCAGGCTATTGAATGATGCCGGTATTATTGATGTCGAACCTGAAGAAATAAATGAAGAATAATGGTTACTGATATTGCAAAGATAGATACATCACCTTTGAGTTTTGAGGAGTATTATATGAATGCTATGCAGATACTTCTTAACATTATCGATCCCAATGTCTTAATTGCAGAAATAGCACGTGCTGGCGGTAAAACAGAAGCTGTAATGACTCCACGCATTATCCGCGTAGCTAATGATATGCCCGGTGAGCTTGCATTTCTTGTGCACAAAACATACATTGCATTAATGACCAACGTATGGCCAAACATAGCGGCTTCATTCGCCCGTCCGATACAAGGAGGAACGCGCTCCATGCTGGAGTATGGATTGGACTTCATTGTAGGAGAATCTAAGATTCCTTCCCATTTCAAAAAGCCTAGATATCCGATATCTTATCCCAAACACAGCATACTTTTCAGAAACGGTTTCCATCTTCAGATGGTAAGCTCCGATCAGCCGGAATCCGTCGCCGGACGTTCCGGAGTTCACGCTTTCATTGAAGAGATGAAACACAATAAAGGAGAGAAACTAAAGTCCCGTCTATTCCCGTCACTTCGTGGATCATCTGCCAAGATACGTGAATCCCGTTATTATCAAGGAATTACTGGTGTATCCGATACTGCACGCGTGGATTTAGGTGAGGATAATTGGTTTGAGGAATATGAGAAGAATGTAAATCCCGATCTTATCGAAGAAATTATAACTGTTAGTTTATACGTAAATGCAGCCTTGTATGAAATAGAGCAACTCTTCCGGCAGGAAACCAATCCTATTGCCATTGAGAAACTTCGTCTTGCTCAAGAGAAAGCAAACCGGCAGCTCGCCTTGTGGACTCCACGGCTTAACGATATGTGCCGGAATGCAACTTTCTATATGCGTGCAAGTTCATTTGTAAATAAGGATATTCTAGGTCCTAAATTTTTTAAAACTCAGCTGGATACATTGGATATTGAAGAATTTCTAACCGCTATCTGTGCTATCAGGAAAAAGGCTGTTGTAAATCGTTTCTTCGCTTACTATAATCCTAAAATCCATCAATTTAGTGATAGTCATAAATATGATGCTATTCTCAAACTTGATCTGAAAGAACATTTTACGCTGACAGCCAATTACTTAAAGCATTACGATAGACATGAAGATTTAATTATCGGTTATGATCCAGGACACTTTTCAAGCATGGTGGTTTCTCAGGAACAAAAGAATGGTACAATCAATCGTACAATCAAAGAATTCTTTTGCTATTATCCATTTGAACAACCGGAATTGGCAAAGGCTTTTAATGACTTTTTTGGTCCGGCAGCAATAAACAAACATATCCGTCTATTTCATGATCGAGCAGCTAATAAATCACGCGAAGAGTATGAACAAATAACGACAGATGCCCGTATCCTAAAACGGGAGCTGGAGTCTTACGGCTGGGTTGTAGAGCTTCAGAACGAAGGGCAGGCGACAATATATCATTGGCAGCAGTTCAAACTGTTACAGCTTATTTTTGGTGGCCATACCAATTCAATCCCGGAATGTATCATTGATGAAAATGAATGCCCTAATTTGTGCAGTGCTATTATGTTGTCTCCCCGTAAAAATACAGATGGTAAAATAGAACTTGACAAGACTAGTGAAAGGAAAGTTCCATTAAAACATCAGGCAGGCTTAACGACGCAATTACCATCGGCCTATATTTATATGCTTTATGGTCTGTATGGAGACAAGTTACCCGCAGAATGTTCTAATATTCCCGATAACTTACCCGATAATGAAGTGATTTAGTCGTTACAGGACATATAAAATACACGCTCAAACATATAATAATAGACCTGTTTGACATCGTTCTATATGCTAACCTTTTGAAATTTAGTAGATTCACTTTTGGAAAATGGAAATAAAAAAATCCATCAGACGCGAGGGTACACGCCACGCTGAGAGCTGGAGTTGTGTTGCATACTCTTGAAGGGTCTTGGAAATATGACAGAGGACTCTTTTCGTCCTTTTTATTACTTCTTTTCCATATTACTTTCGGGCATGGAAACAATTACCGGGATACAGGCAATGCAATGGGCTAAGGAGATATCAAAGCTTCCTCAAGGGTGCTTTACCATCTCGTTCTTTCCCTGTTCCACAAAGAAGGGAGAGGCATCCTCGAAGCTGATGACTAAGACTGGGTGTAAGTTCCGTGCACAGTTACCACAAGAAAGGTTCTCTATTGATAGTGATAATTTTTTTCTTTTCACAGATGCCGATGGTGAGCCTAAGATGTGTTACAGAATCCTTCTCCGATATATGGGTTTCCCAAACGATAATTTTCAACTTCATAAAGTAGATTGGCTATGAGTGAGCGAATGCAGATGGTAGGTAATGTAGGTTGTTACCTGGATGATAATAATGTTATTTCATTTCAGATCGGAGCAGATCCATTGGGATCGTCTGTTATGGATGAAGATGAAGGATTCTCATCATCTCCATCTATTAATCACTTTGGTGAAATACAATGGTTGCATATACGAGGTTACAATGTCGCTGCGCGTGGCTGGAATAACAGACAATGTGAGGAAATAGAACGCGATATAAAAGATAACCGTTTACTTCCTCGACTCATAAACAAGCAGTCCAATATGTTGTACGGTTCAGGACCTGCCGTCTATCGTCCTGCATTAAAGAATGGTAAAAAGATACGGGAGTG